AAGAGCGATAAAGACAACGGGAAGCGACAATGAATAAATTCGTACAAGCAATAAGATCGCAAGAGGCTTACGCAAAAAAGCCTAAGCCACCAAGAGAGCGGGTTATTGCTGACAGGCGGCCACCAGTGAAGGAGTCTCAGATCATGCGGATACTGCTGTTACAAAACAAAGGCGTTCAGCCAAGGCACATAGCTGGTGAGGTCGGGGTGCCAGTGCAGACTATCTATAACGTGCGCCAGCGTTACTGCTTGATTGATGTTGAGGGTGAAGGCAAGTGGTACAAGTACTTGGGGGTTTAGATGGACGATAAAGAAACCGTAGAAGAATTCTTAGCCCGTGGCGGCAAGATTGAAAAGGTGCCGTTTGGTTACGTTACAGACAGAGATGGGACTCTTAGCAAGGGCTTTACTGTCCGGCGAACAGAAGAAGGACTGTCTCTGAAGGTGCTGCGTAATGTTCGTGTAAGTCGCCAGAAGTCGAGACGCGGTCTATATAAGTGACGATAGCCTGTCTGCTACGCTCTCAGTGAGCGACGGCAACTGAATGTACTTCTCTAGTGTGGGCACAATCTGCAAGTAATACTGCTCTTGCTCGTTGATCAGCTTCATGTACTCCTGCTTCTCTGCTGCCGACAGGTCTGCTTTTAAGATCGCCCTTCTTTGTTTTCTTAGGTCGGCCAGTAGGGTTGCTGTAGGCTGCAACTGCTTCCTCATGCCTAAGAACTGGCGTTTATTGACTAGGTAATTTTCAAGCTCTTCAGTCCTGCCGTCCTCGTACAGATCCTTGGCGGTCTGCTCTACACGCTTAACGTAGTCCCACATCTCGTAGAAGTCTTCTTTTGCACCGCCACCAAATTCTGAGCCGAAGAACCTCCTGATGATTGGGTATTGAGAAACATCTGTACTTGCAAGAACAGCCCTATTGTCACCCTGCAAACTACTATCCCTCAGTACATAGTCAACAGCGCCCAAGAGATAAACTCCAAGTGTGCCGCCGTAACCCTTCATTAGGTGATCCAGCTTTATTGGACTTATCCCAAGAACACTAGACATGTTCTTGGCTACTTCAGTGGTAGAAGCAAGCTCTTGAAACTGTGGATCTAGGTTGCCTTCTATGAATACTGGCGTAACAGGTCGGCCTGTATACAAGTCGTAGTTCATAAAAGCTTCCATAATCGGCGTTATGGCCTGTGGCGGCTGGACACCAAGCGTCCCAAATGCCGCTCTCTGGATAGACTGCTGAGCCTCTCTTGCTGTGGTGTTATCATTGTATGAGTCAATGACTCGCTCAGGTAACGTCTTAAACAGCAAGCCAACCTCAAACGGGATTGGCACCCGTACTGGGACGCCAGACGGTGTTGGTATAATCCAGTAGTTGTCTTTTATTTCTTCTGTCTGTTCCTTGTACTGCTCATCATCACTAACCATTGTGTAGTAAATAGCTGTGCTTGCAGCTATTAAACCGCCTCTTGCGAATGCACTTCTTGCAGCTTGCCCCCTGTTGAACTCTCTATTTGCACTGCTTTTGCCTGAAAGCCCTCTGTACAACACATCCAAACCTTGAACCCTTGCGTTCAGAAAGGGAATTGTTGCTGTGACTAACCGCATGACAGGACTACTACCACGGCGTCCAAAGTTGAGAACTTCCATTGCTTGGAAGCTTGCTTCAGCTTCGTTGCCCGTGCGAGCAAGCACATCGTTGTAGACTGCGTTTCTTGTTGCTGCGTCAGACCTAGTGGTCGCTTGGCCCATCAAATCCCAAGCTCGACCAAATGTTTTAGCCAGCAAACCTCTTTGATCTACATTCTTGTTTTTAGTTTGCAGGATCTTCCCTGCGTACTCACCGATGTTTTCTGGATCATTCTTGTAATCGTAACCGCCCACAACACCAGTGCGCTCAAGTTTTTCCATACCTTCTGCGTATCCAGCCACCGTGTCGATGATTGGCATAAAGCTAGAGCCTGATGTTACAAAGGCAGACAGAGAGTCTCTGAGCATGTTAGCTATAACGAACCCCGGCTCGCGTGTAACCATCTCTCGAAGTAATCGTGCGGGGAATCCAGCACGCTTGGCGACCTCTCGCTCAACACCGCCAGCAGGCTCAACAGTTAACGACTCATATATTAACGGGTCATCAATTATGAAGTTGCGTCGGTTGCCGTCCACCTTGAACGTAACAACAGCCTCGCCAGCGGTTCTTTGCCCCGGCTTAACTTCCCTTGCAAGCCCGATGTTTCTCATGTCCCTGACGATGCGTTGCTGGGCGACGTTCTTCATGCCCATGCTTATAGCCGCGTTGAGGTTCATGGATATAGCTTCCAGCATGGGTACGTTGATCTCTTTCTCACTACCCTTGATAGCCTTGAGATCCGCGCTGCCAGTTAATCCACCAAATATGTTTGGCGCGTTTGGAGTTTCAGCACCTTCTACTTGGCGATAGAACGGTATGTAGTCAGACTGATCCCGCCACATCTCAGCAGTCTCTGGGTCAACAACACCTGTGTCTTGCAAGAACTGAACGGTGTATCCGTTGTAGTCCTGCCAAGCGTCGTACCAGTCTTTGATGATTGAGTTGCCATTCTCATCCAAGAATGACTCGGCTGTAGCTATGTTTGCTGCGTGGTCTGCCGGAGTTCCGGGCACATCAATACCCTTCGATCTTAGCCTTTCGGCCCTTTTAGCTATTGAGTAAGCCTGAGCTAACTGCTCTAGAGATCCATGCTCTTTTGTGTAAAGCATAGACATCAGGTCAATAAGGCCGCCAATCTTATTGGTTTCACCTCGACTGTTGGTGTGTTCAAAGTCAACAATCTTAGTCATGCCGCCCGTGTAGACCGGGACACCGTACTGTAATGCCGCAGCAGTGATGGCGTTTGCTCTGTCAGCCATAAGAGCAGCAGCCATTGATGATGAATCAGCGAGCAGATCACCGAACACACCCTGATAATTTTCCAACTGGGCATATCTATTGACTGCTTTCTGCTTAAATCTTGTGAGTGCTTTTCTTATCGGCCCTTGGTCAAGGACATTTAGATAGGTCTGTCCCGGCGTGTTTGTAGGCAGGTCTGCAACTACATTATCTAGAGCGGCTTGAGCCGTTGGGCTAACCTCTGGAGCATTTGCCCTAGAGAAAGACGGCATCTCGCTGGGTGTAAGCTCCTGACCTTTGTCTGGGTTGGCTGCTACAGCCTGTGAATACGGATCTGCGCCGGGGTTGAAGCGAGGCACAGTACCCACCGGGCGATTCTCTGCTACCTCTAGGTTGTCTTCTACAACACGGTCAACTTCGCTTTGACCAATAGTTTTTCTTCGTTTTTGACTTTCGGGTAAGTCAAATGGCAGTGCTACGTCTTCAGTCTGTAGCGGTCTGGCAGCATTGCTTCCTCTTCCGCGCCCAGTGGCTGATTCGGATCTCGGTCTGGATACGCCGCTATCAGGTAGTTTTCTCTCGTAAGTGGTTGCTTCGTCGCCTTCAGATATCCCTCCACTGGATCGCTCCCAATCTGGCGGGGTAATGTCTTGCGCGTGTTCATAAACAGCCTCTCTTGCCTGATCCAAGGTTATTAGTTTTTTATTGTATTGCTTCCATATATTGTCTACAACGTCTACATTACTCTTTTGAGACTTGTACTCTGGTCGGAATAGACCTCTGACTGCCTCCCATGTAATAGACTGCATCTCTCTGGGAAGCACGCCACGCTCATTTGCGGCACGACGATATGCCTCTTCGTACAGGGAATACACGCCATTCAGGCCAGTGATCTTTGACGAAGATCCTTTTGTGCCAAAGTTGTGGGACACCTCAAACGCGCTGCCACCCAAAGGCTTGAGCAATCCAGCAGCAACAGCGTGGGTGTCTATGGTGACAAAGCCCAAGTCTGAGTCTGGATCAAATATATTGTTATAGAAGTTTCTAACCTTGTTGGCGCTACCTAATGATTCAGATATGGCATCAATGTCTGGATTTTGTAAGGCGCGAACCCCTTTTGCTATCTCTACCAGAGAACCCCAAGCAACCTTAGAATTACTGCCATCAGCGTTCTTTGCATAGTCCAGCAATCTGCCGTCAGGCGAAACAATCCTATAGCTAGGATCATGGTAGGTCTGGTCAAACGTTCTTATCCACATAGCAGCCAACGTGTCACCAAGCCCCGGCTCATTAAACTTTCTAAGCACTTCACTCAGCGTGCTTGATCCGATTAGCTCAAGCATCTCTCTGTTTTTTGTCTGAGCTTTTGCGCTTATCCCTTTGTGAAAGAATAGCTCTTCCGCTCGGTCTTTCATTTCCTGAGTGAATGGTTGGTTTGCTTGGTTGAAGTAAACATCTATTGTGCGTTCAGCCAGCGATGCGTTTTGATACCAGTCTTTTTGTGGTGACAGATTAGCCGCGACAGCAGATGCCTGCTCCATAGATATGCCGTGTCGCTCTGCGAAACGTCGGACTAAAGCGTTAGCCCCTTTGTACCAGACCTTAGAATTCTCTCTAGTCTCCGCTGGAACTCTGTCGAACAGGTTCAGAAGGTTGCTCTTGACCGCTTCGACAAACGCTTCGGCCTTCTGCTCATTGGTTCGTAGGTTGGCTGCCTTCTGAAGTATCGGATAGAGCTTAGAGTCCTTGATTAGCTCCATGTTCTTGTTGAACACAGTTTTGTCGTTTACAAAGGTTTGGTAATCATTGACCAGCAAATCATCAAGCGGGTCTTCTGTGCGCTTAGCGCCCGTTGGATACCTTGTGCTGACGTTACCTTCTACACCACCACGCTCGACAGGACGCCTTGAGAAAACTGGGCCATCATAATCTTTGTCAACAAGCAGTGGCTTTGTCTTGAAGACAGGAGTGCCGTCCTCTGCAAATCCTTCAAGGTCAAAAGGTATTGTTTTTGGAAACTCCAACTGAAAGGATTCTAAGGCGCTAAGCTTTTCTTCAGGGTCGTACACTCTAGATTCGCTTGTCAGGCCTACTAAACGCCTGTCATCTTCCCTGTACAAAACTCTTGGTCTTGCATCTTTTTCACCGAACCGTAACTCGCCAGCTTCGCCGCCGATGGACGTTAGGGTGACAGGCATTAATGTATCGCCATATCCCTGATCTCTATAAAGCCTAGACCTGTGCCTTCCCTCGTGGCCTGCAATGGTCGCAGCGCCTCGCCTGTTAGCCTTGAACTGAAGAAAGTTGGGCTGGAACCTTTCTCCAGCATCAAACATCTCCTGAACTCGCTCAGTTTTAGAGAACTCAGTTCCCGTCATCGCTAGGTTTAAGAACTCATTAGGAGTCATCATTACAACGGTGGATCTTGATGCTGGGTCTACAGCGTCACGGAATTGCTGATCTACTTCTTTTGGGTCTAAAAATTGCTGAGTGATTGGAGAAGAATCAATGTAAGCCCTGACCTGTTCGTTCGTTAAGCCTTCCTCTCTAGAGAAGACAGGGGCTTCGTCAAAGTCAGCAATGGTTTGCCCTGTTGCTATGGGCACGGGGCGCTCTGCGTCCTCGCCTGTAGTGACAACAGCGCCTCTATCTTGCAGCGCCTTCAACTCTCTGGATGTTCTCTTCTGTGTCTGAGCAAGCGTGCGTATCTGACCGCGCTCTCTAGCGCCAATCGCTCCAGACTCTATGCCGCCTATAACCTCACTGAACGTGTTGAACTTTTCACCCTTTAACGCAGATACCATGTTCCTAAAGAATCTGGCTATGCGCTCTACCAAAGATCTAGGCTTGCCCTGAAGAAGGCTGGGGTCTTTTTTAACAGCCCTTACTAGCTCAGCAACAGACTCCTCTACCTGATCAACAGGCGATAAATCAGAGTAGTTGTCTTGCGCCCATTTCAGGAATGTTCTGCCGTCTGGCATCCTTTTGTTTGCGGCAGCCCTAGACAGCAAGTTGAACTCTTTATTGGTAAACAGATCAAGCTTACGCATGGCGTGGATCATTTCGTGATCCAGTACTTCTAGCAATGCAGCCTCTATCTGAGCCTCTGTCATAGAGGGGTCTGCCATTACTCTGTCTATTGACAAGAAAATAGTGTTCAAAGCTGGGTCGTAATACGCCTCAGCCCTGCCCTCTGGGTCTATCTCATCAGACTTCACAAACAAGCCTGAGCCAGCCTCACCACCAAGAACCATGCTGTCTATATCGCCCTCTCTCCGGGGCCGTATGCCATAGACTAGATTACCGTCTGCATCTCTGACTGCTGTTCTTAATGCGTAATCAAGATTTAACCCCACATCTTCTAGACCAAAGCCCTTCATTGCTTTAGCAATAGCTTTGCGTAATCGGTCAACATTTACCGCTGGCGCAGGCAACGCCAATACCTCAGCTTCTTGCTCTACAACAGGCTCTGCCTCAACGGGCGCTTGTGGCTGTAGCAAACCTTGCTTTTGGATTTCTTTTCTTATCTCGTTAAAAGCTTCGGCATCCCTTGGGTTATTTTGTACATCAAGGCCAGTTCTTTCTTTAAGAATTGCGTTGGCGTTTGCACTACCAGTTGCTTGGCCTTGCGTTTCTTGTGCAAATTTAACTGCGGATCGGAACTGAGCGCCTGTGTACTTAGGAAGCTTAAAGACGGGTAGTTTTGTGGGCTTGTCGAACCGTGGTAGGGATCTGAGCTTCTGATACAACAACCTAGACTCAGCCAATGACAAATCATTTACCGACTTGATGGTCTTCTTGCCTAGTATTCTGCCTGCAAGATACTTGATCTCAGGAGAGCCTACTTTTGATGTAATGTTCTTAGCTTTGAGAAGCTGCTCCATCTCTTGGAAGTTGGCGTCAACATTACGCATGACACCCTTCTCAACAGCGGCTTTGCCTGTGCGATTGTTGAGTTGGTTTGCGTAGACCCTAGCGTCGGCTTCTGTCTTGAACTTAACAAGCTTAGGCGGCTTTTTCTTCGGGTTTGCTTTGATTGCAGCGTCTTTTTCTAGGGTGGTCAGAGGCCTGCCTTGCAGGATCTCACCAGCACTGCTCTTCACTATCGGGTTGTTGTTTTTGCTTAGGCCAGCCCTGTACGTTTCAGTCTCAGGTAAGCCATTCACCCGTGTATCGCTAAGGTTGTATAGCTGATCTTCTTTGAGAACGCTTCTGACTTCTTCAATCGTGAACGTGTTTGTTACTGGCAGCCCTTGACGCAGACGCTTGGCGTTTATGCGCTGAGATGCTGTCATCTTGGTAGGGCCAACCCTGTCCTGCATTAACACCTTAACGTCGGCTGTTTCATCAAAGCCACGGTCTTGCGTTGTCTCGGCTGCGCTGTCTACGGCAACAGAGCTATATGTATTTGAGTCAGGATGATTTGCAGCAAAGTTGTAGGCCTGCAACGAGGATTCTTGATCGGCGTCGTATGATTCTGGTGATGATGTGATCACCGCGTCTCCACCAGAGAACACGTTGTCATTGATCATTTCATCGTTAAGGAACCCAGCAAGAGCAAATGCATCTTCAGAGTTCTGTAAAGGCACACCGTATTGCTGACCGTTGCTGTCTTGCACTGTGAATACAGGGACGCCTTGAGCGTCAAGCTGTGTGGTACTAGCGCCTACACCACCAAAATCTTCTGGTAACTTAACAGTGAACGTATTGTCGGCTGATGGAAAGTTATCGCCCATTGTTTGGCGAATTGACTGTGCATATGCAAGCATTGGCTGCTTGGGATATCGACGCTGTATGCCTTCGGTGGGCTGTGCAACTGTGGTGATTTGGAATCCAGATTGTTGCGGTACACCATTGACTGAGGTTATTACTTCACCGCCGCCGGGAGCTTCTATGTAAGTCGTGACGGATTCTGTGGGTTTCCCTTTGTTTCTTACTCTGGTCTTTTCCTCTGCTTGAAATGACTCGCCATTGGGAGCAGTCAACGTGATTATTCTTGATGGCGTTTTAAGCTTAGATGTGAGCGCCCTGCCTGTGGGAGGGGCTATCTGGGATGGGTCTACTGGAGCTTCACCCGCAACCCTGCGAGCTTCATTAGCGGCTTGACGGTCAGCGGCTGCCTGAGCGTCTATATTTGCTTGTGCCGCCAAATCGCCAGCAAGGGCTTGCTGCCTAGCAGCTTGCGCGTCTTGTAAATCTTCTCTGAGTTTGCCCTCAGCCTCTTCTGCGGCTTTGAAGGCTCCTTTGTTGCGCCTACCAGCGGCTGCGTTAAGAAGCAGGTCAGCGCCTGCACCGACTGCGCCACCAATAGTGAAGTCATCAAACAGGTTGCCACCGCCTATCTCTAGAGCCTCGTTGTATACGCCTTGTTCTACGGCGTCCTGAAGCAAGCTTGCAGAAACTTCCTGTATACCTTCCATCGTGCCTGTACGAAGAGCAGAGCTAAGTCTTTCCCTGATTCCTGAAGGCAACTTGTCCCCAGCCTCTATACCTCTGAGCCTTCTCAGCAGTGCCACGGGTGTTACTATTTCACTCAAGCCTACGCCGCCACCAAGCAGCACAGCTAAATCTTCTTCGTCTTGCGATACATCTAACCCTGAGTCACGGGCAGCTTGTATTCTTTGCGCCTGATCACCAGCGCCTGTGCCCACAGCAAGAGTTCCCGCACCTGCAACCTCAGCAATCTTTGCTCCTTTTGCTGCGGATATACCTTTGCCAGCTAGTCCAGCAAGCCTTACTGCGCCAGCAGGGGTAAAGAATGAAGCAAATGAACCCACACCTTCGCCAAACTTAGTAAGCCATTGATCCCTGTACGCAGCGTCAGCACCCATTGCCTCATCAACTGCGGCTCGACCTTCTCTAGCAGCGCGTACCAGATCATTCTCATCGCCGCTATCTATTAACTCTTCAAGGCCTATCGCGTTAGTGCCAGCATCAGCAAGCTCAGCTAAACCCTCGCCAGCAGACAAGAACGCATTGGCAAAGCCGCGACCTATTCCCTTGGCGGTCTCAAAGGCTTGACCAGACGCGGTTCTTTCTCGCTCGTAATAAGCCTCAAAAAGCTCTTCCATATCTTGCGGTGTAGGAGGAACTTCTCCTGTTACGCTTATGGTTTCTCCGGTAACTGTATCTTTTATTCTATAGCTGGGCATTATTAGTCAAAGGCATAGCGAGAAGTTGCGGGAGTGGCACTTTGTGCTGCCGCTACCGTTGGATCAGCAGGACTTGCAGCAAGGGCGCTAATGTCTATGCCATAGTCTTTTGATAACTGTTGAAGAAGTTCTTGTTGTCTGGCTAGATAAGCCGCCTCATTTGCCAACCTTCCTTGGGGAAACTCTTCTTTTAGCTGTTCAGACACAGCTTGTTGAAGTCTTCGCAGGTTCTGAGGTGTGGCACCAGTCCTGCTCTCTGCTAAAGAGTCGTAGTATCTGGCCCTCACAGCCCTGTCACGGGCTTTCTCGCGCACATCCTGTGCAGCAACGCCAGCCTTAGAAAGACCTTCTGCGAAGTCACCCTTGGCAATACCCGCACCAAGCTGTATCAGAGCAGCGCCTAGAGCCTCTTTCTTGGCTAAATCTTCTTTGGTAATCAGACCCTCTTGACGGGCTTTTCTAGCGTCTGCTATGTATTGATCAGCCTGTTGTTGTGCTGTTTGCACTGTTTTCTGATCGTCATCTACTGGCTGAGCGCCTTGTTGGGTATTCAGCGCAATGTTTGCTTCAGCTAAATCTTGTTGCTCTTGACTAATGTTTGGATTTTGACGTATCTCAGCAAGTCGTCTTTCTTCAGCGCGTCTTTGCGCTTCTAGATTTCTGCCTCTGAGGCCAGTTTGTTTTGGTGGAACAACGCCTGTTTTGGACTGATCCCTTCTTGCCTTTCTGCTTAAACGAGGACGTTCTTTTTCTTCAACAGCCTCCGCTTCATCAGCCGCTGCAGATTGCTCAAGCAAGGCTAAAGACGCCGATATATCGGTTGCAGCAGGTCTTACCTTATCTTTTGGCTGTGCTTTCAAAGCATCTTCAACAATTGCCCCTACGGGCTGATTGTCTGTAGTAATAAGACCCTTCGGATCAACCTTAGTGTCTTCAGCCAGACGTATAACGTCCCCCGGCTCGCTGCCAGTGGGTTGTCGCATTGTTTGTAGTAATGCGCCTTCTAGCTCAGGAAGCCTTGATACAGCCCCCTGACGGCTTTGAGGCGCAACATCTGGGGTCTGTCTGTCACCAAAGGTGGCGGTCATTAGCTCGTCTAGGCTTTGTGGGCCTCTTTGTTGGACTGGAGCATCAAACACCTCTTCGGTGGTCACCCGTGTCTCTCGTTGTTGAGGCATAGGTATATTCATTTCTGGCAACTGAACGTCTGGCACAAGAGGCCTTAATTCTTGCCGAGGCGCATTAGCCATCTCAATCATTTCGGTTATCTGGCCGGGGCTGTACTCAGACCTAGACTCCATCATAGCCATTGGCGACAAGATTCTTGCTCTCATCTCAGGATCAGAAAGGTCAACCTCTGCGTCAGGGTCTATACCAAGCTCGCCAGATATGTAGTTAACGTAATTCCTTGTGTCGTTCTCTGATGGCGGAGCAAATCTATTGATCAGACCACGGATGGTGTTGATTCCGCGCTTTGTGCCGTAGGTGGTAAGCACTCTGTCAGCAGCACGAACCCCGTACATCGGGTCTTCAAAGCTTACAAAGCCTGAGTCTTCGCCTGATTCACCAAGAAATCCTTGGTCATACTGCCTGATGTTGTATGGGTTGTTTATTCTCTGACCAATAATAGATGACTGTGGCGGGGTTTGATCCATAGGGAATGTAGCCTGCCTACCTGCCGCCATGCGAACTACGCCACCTCCAGACATCCCTTGTGGAGCCATAGGCTGCTGCATAGGGGGCTGCATGGGCATTCTTGGAGGCATAGGCTGCTGACCCGGAGACACCATAGCGCCTATACCCTGCTGCTGAGGTGCAACTATTTGCTGAGCAACAGTGCCTTGAGGCTGTTGTTGCCTTGCTTCAAAACGCTTACGCATATCGCTACGGCGCTGTATCTCGCTCACAACAAGGAACTGGGGAAGTTGCGGGTTAGGTCTTTGAGCTAACTGCTGCAAAGCCTGATCAGGCAAGCCTTTTACATCATCTTCTAGCTGAATTAAGTTTTGCATTGCTATCCTCTACCTGCCGCCCAAGGCATTATACAAGCCTACGCCACCGATACCCGCGCCAAGAAGTTGTTGAGTTGTTGAAGGCTGTACGCCATAGCTCGCCATAGTGCTACCGGGGGTAACAGGTAACCCTTGAAGCATATTGCTAAAGAATCCAATCTGCTCTCTTGGGAACGCTTGCTGACGCAAGAAGTCTTGGTAACCCATATCAAGGCTACGCTGATCCAAACCACGCTGTATCTCACCAGCGGCTTGCAAGTTACGCAACCTGTCGAAAGCCATCGCCTGCTCTTGACCACCAAGCGAACTAAGAAGTCTAGCTGCATCTAAAGCTTGTCCTCTACCAGCCTGATCAGCTTGCAATCCTGCCAATCCTAACTGCGCCCTTTCTTGCGCCATCCGCACGTTAAACTCTCTAGCAGCCATTGCCGCTTGGTTTTGAGCCTGATCCATGCGCTCTTGAGTCTCAGCAGCAGACAGCCCTAGCTGTGCCG